CCAGCCATAATTCCGTTAGGCATTAGGGTTAAAAACCGTAGCTTTTTGTTAGGCATTTCGTATTTTTCACTTTCCAACGGGAACCCAAGATCATCAGCTGACTTATCATCCACAAACGTATTTTGTGAAATCGGAATTTCCCCAACCAGATAGAAGTCAGAAACACCACCCTCTGTTGACGTTCTATAGATTCGACGTTTAGTGATATTGCCGGATAAAACACCTTCACTGTGAAATGTCAGCGTAACCGTACTCTCTGGGAACTTAATTTCAGCTTGATTGCTGATCGGAGATTGCGCCCCTTCCTCTTCTTGTTCGCTAACAAGCGTGTAGACATAAAAACGAGTTTCGTCGTCGGTTGCCTCGTCTTCTTCTGGTAGAGGATCTGGAGCATTTACTTTTGCTGTCACGCCATGCTCTGGCGCTGGCACTCCTAATGGATAAGAGTCAACGGGAAGATCACCAACACCATTAAATATCTGGTTATTGGTAACGCGAACTCCGGTATCACTTGTAAAATAAACACGGTTCCAAGGGTCACCAACAATTGGCGACACAACCACATCAACATCAGTTTTCCACTTGAACCACCAATCTAAAAACTTATAAACCGTTCTATGGCTTTCCGTTAAGCTTTCAGTGGTGTCCTTCAAGCCAAGGTAAGGCTGAAGGTTTCCAACCGGAAACTGACAATCTACCGCTTTTGTGGCGTATTCATTTGGTAGGAGTCTTGGCGTCTGTTTTGGCCGTTCTCCAAAGAAAGTAGCGACGTTAATTCTAGGCATTATTTACCTGCTCTCTCTTTGTAATCAGCAACGGCTTTCAATCCGGCAACATCAGCCTGTAGAGCGCTGATATCTTGGCGAATATCTTTTACATCAGTGCCAATGTTTTGTTGAGTCGTCTCGATACTGTTCAAGCGATAATTCATCACATAGCCAGTCCCAACTATCGAAGCACACAACATCACAACGCCTAGTGGATTGTTGTTTAGTAACTTCTCTAACATCTTTCGCCCCTTCCAATTCGGGGCACTTTCGCACCCCGTCATAAACTGCAATGCTTGACCAATAATAACTCGGAATAAAAACGCTTTCTCGATTGAAAACAAAAATCACCAATCGAGAACTTTAGGCTTCTAAAAATTCGAATGGAGTTTGCATATCCCCTTCTGTCCAAGTGGCGTATTGATTAAATAGCTTTTCCAATCGAATAGCATAAGCATCTTTAATTTGCTGGATCTGATTGTACGTCAGTCTTACAGGTTCATTATTTGCTGCAATCCAGACCGTCTCTTTATCCAGCATATTATTGCGCTCTGCATACCATAGCGTTTCATCCATGTTGTTCCGGTCAACTTGGCGAACTTGGAACTCATATCCATGAATAAAGATGTTTGATAGTTTTATTTCATCTCGCAAAGCTTGCGCCTTGTTCCGATGAAACTCCGCGATCACATTGTCAGACTTTCTCTCGACAACTGGCGTCTTGGTAACGGTAAATTCTTCGTCATTGACCAAATAATCGTATTCACCATTATGAGTGTAATAATTAGCGTCGTATGGCACTTCAATCACTTCATAAACGGCGCGGCGATTTTGCATATCGATCACTGGCCGCGCTGGTGGCAACGTGGCAACTTCTTCACCATCTTCGCCAATAGTGATTTCAGGAACAAAGTTCTCTACATCCACCAGCCATTGAAGATACTGATCGTGGTTTACTTGAAAATCTTCCCAAGCAATTGCTCGTTCAAGCTCTGGCTTAACAACTTGCTCCCAAGACTTACGCTCACCGCGTCTTTGGTTTACATCATAAAAAGTAATCTCTTCAGGCTTATTAAGAACAATGACCGTGTATTGCTCGGTTATAGGGGAAGGTTCCTCCCCCTCTGTGTAGCCAATCACTCGTTCTCGAATATCTTCAGCATAGTAATGCCGGATATTCTCATCAATATCGGTTAAGGCCGTGTAGTCGGTATCAATGATCATAAATCCACCCCACTGACTTGAGAACCAGCACGAGCTTTATTCTTTATGTAACCGTATGGAATTGCCAGCTCATGCGTACCATATAGACAAGTATCGCCATTGAGGTTTATGAATGTTCCAATACCATTAATGATTCGAATTGTTGAATCGTCGCCCCAACCGTCACTCTTGCCTTGGTAACTTTTTACTGTCGTATCTAAAGAGACTGAGTTACCACCGCCGTAATACACTTCACCATCATCCCCCATATACATACCGCTCCAGTTCCATCCAGCATTATTGCCATTTGCTTTAAATATCTGGCCTTTCAGTGGAACGTCTGCTTTTATGACATAGACTTCACCTTGCTTAACTGGGCTAGACGCTGTATTCACATCTTTAACTATCAAGTTCTTCCAAACCAACTCATTCCAAGCAAAGTTCAATGAACACTGCTGGTTATCAGCAGTTTGATACCATAGAGCTTTAACAGCAGGACTGTTATTACTTGGTGCAGGCATTGTAATTGGTGAATGTACTGTTGGGTCATTAACTGAAGTTGCTAAACGTTGAGCACCACGTTCCCAACCTAAACGAGTGATAGGATGGAAAGCTCCACCAGTACTTGCAGCACTACTTGTACATACTTTACCCATCAATGATTCAGCAAGTTTTACACCCCACGATAAATGGGAGTGACAAATCTCAGTAACTAAACCAAGACCTTCATACTGATTTAGTACTACTTTATTGGTACTTACCTTAGTCTGCTTAGCAAATGCTACACATGGAATTACATATACATGAGCTGCTGTAATAGCTTGACCCGCAGCACCAAAGATATTAGTTGTATTAACATCAGTATTAACTGAACTATTACCCCATTGTTGACCGTGAGTAGTAGTAGCTACTGCATCTGTTTTATCACCTACAGCTCTAATGTTCTTACGGGTGTACTCGAATTGTTTAGCTGACCCATCAGGAATAACAGGAATCCAACCACCTAACCAACCATTAGCTAATGCTGGAGTAGTAAGGATATTAGCAGGTTCACCAATCACATCTACTTGAGTGAAGTCACCTGATACAGGGATGTTAGATTCAATTGTTACGACTAAATGGGCATCACCCGCAAGACGGTTAAATGTATCTAGTACATCAATAGCACCATTACGTATACCTGTGATTGTAGTGGTAACTAAAACTTGCTTAGTAGCAATGTCATATAACGAAACTTTACCCCCTACTTTGTAGAGATCCATAGTGTTAATTTCAGTGGCAATACTTGTAGCTTGAGGGGATGGAGTCTGCGCAATAGCTGGACTAATCCAAGTCCGTACTGCCAGTTCCTCACCTCGGTAAGTACCATTCACTACTTTCTGGAATATCTTAGAAGCTTCTTCTTTAGAAGACACATCCCAAGCAGGTAAACGGTAGTCAATTACACCACCTTGACCTGAAGCATAGATAGCGTCATAGAACTTACCATCAGGACGACCAGAAGCATTACCTGTGATGTTACCTGTACTTGTACCTGCCGGAAAACAATCTAATGAGCTGTTTAAACCAGCACCTGTTGAATACCAAAAACGATTTCCAACTTTAGAACGTCCAGCACCCATAGGGTTAAAGCTAGGATGGTAAGCACCTTGGTTCAGTCTAGGAACTACACCACATACGTGGAAGTAACAATGACCATCAACAGCAATAGTTGTGTCATCAGTAAGTTCCCACACACCTAACTGTTTATGGTTAGCAGAGTTGTGTGTAATACCTACAAAAGTTCTAGCCCAAGACGGAGTTAAAATTGAATCACTGGAACCCTGTGCTTGAACACAATCATTTAAGATAGGGCTTGTACTATACAAAGTAGCATTACCAGTAACTAAAGATAGATCAGCCCACTTACCATTACCCGCACCTGCAATAGTACGTTGACGCACACGCCATTGAACAAGTCGGCCATCATCAAGTAAATAAATGTTGTGATCAGGATTAGAGACTAAAGCTCTCTTTTGAGCATCAGTTGCAGCCCCAAAATCAACGCCTTTACCCTTCGAGGTTGTATCTCCATCGAATACCGAATAGTAGGTAATAGGACGATTCGATTCTTTTGTTGCAATCCCTTCGATGCTTGTTAGTTTTGACTGAATACAACCATAAGGGTAAACAAATGGATTGGCCTTGCTGATTTCTTCTAAGAAGTACTCAAAACCAAACATATCTACACGGTTGATTACTACTTCTTCTGTTAGTGGTCGGATATCTACAAGATGAACCAACATACTTGCAGTAGTACTACCTTTTGGCTGAATCAACAAAGAACGTGCGGCAGTAAAATCTAGCTCTACTTCGTTAACACCTTCGTGTAAATCAATTGCCTTATATGTACCAGCTACTGGTTGGTACTGTACTACAGGTCTAGCACCACCCTGCAAATCACTAATAACTATAGTAGCTTTAACTTTAGTTCTAGGGGAATCTGTAGGCGTTTTAGGTGATAACTGACCGTTAATTGAACCATTATTAGTAATACGTAAAGCGCCATTTTCAGGCGTCAATACAGCGTAATTACCATAAGTCCATTCAGATGTGCCATTACGGAAATCAGCATTTTTAAGCCATCCCTCAAAAGCACGAGCAACAGCTTCATTAACTGAACTAGCAACATCACCATACTTAGGGTCTACATCCTTAGTTAGGTCTAGGGTAGCTTTGCCTGAACCACGACAATTACCAGTGGAGTCATAAACAACTGTACCGTTAGGAGCTTTAGGGAGCTTAATTTGAAAAGAGTTCAACCCTACTTGTGTTGTACCACCAAGAAGTTTACTAATAAAACCAGCAATATGTGTTACAGGATAATCTGTTTTAGATGTACCTTTTTTAGCAGTAGTGAGTTCACCTATAATGATTTTACCACGGGCTTGTTCTGAGTTATTAGCAGTATTAACAAACATACCTTCGTTAATAGCATCCCAAGCTGAACTCACAACATGCTTACCATAATGAACAAAACCACTAGCAGCAAACTTGTCACTAGCAAGAGCGCGCATTGCTTTCATGTTTGCTTCGCTTTGGCAATAGATTTGCCAACCAACATAACTACCGGATTTAATCTCTTCCGCCACTTGCTTTGTTTCATTCGCTAAGGCTTCAGTTTGCGTTTTCAGGGTTTGAGCATCGGTTTTACTTTGTGCTGCGCTTGTAGCTGAAGCAGCCGCTTGAGTAGCCTTTTGTGTTGCCGTTGATGTAGCTTGTTCGGCGCTCTGTTTTAGTGAAGTCATTTCACCAATTGCTGTGGTTGATTGCTGCGAAATAGCTGCTTTTTCTGTGGTGGCTAATTCCGTAATTTCAGTTTTGCTTGTACTAACTAAGGTGTTAATTTCACTCTTACTCGTTGTAGTAAGAGTTGTAATATCTTTTTTGCTCTTAGTGGCAAGCGCAGTGATCTCCTGCTTGCTAGTGCTTGTTAAAGCTGTGATTTCACCCTTAACGGTAGTCGCTTGCGTATCAATAGCCTTACTAATAGCAGTAGCCTTAGCATCAATTTCAGTTTTTGATGTACTTACAAACTGCTCAATATCTGTTTTGGTTTGCTGAACTTGAGAGGCTTTTAAATCCACATCGCTTTTTGCTTGGTTCACTAAAGCCAACGTGTCCGCCGCATCAGCCGCATAGCTCTTTGCTGAATACTTGCCAGGTTCAACTTCGACACCTTGCTCCGCATTAGAGTATTGACGAACAAGGTCTAGAGCCGCCTGTGTATTAGCTAGATCGTTTTTAATACTTTCAGACTGAGCGATCAGGTTTGTGATATCTGACACCAGTGTTTGAAGTGGCACAACCTCAATAGTTGAGCCGTCATCGGTGTGAATAAGAACTTTGTCAGCCGTTGATGTGTAATAACCTCGAAGGTCATCAAGCAACACTTGTTTTGAGTTGATAGCCGCCGCGACCATTGCGGCCACACGAGTTGCAATAGTTACTGAAGTATTTCGAATGATCGCATACTCACCATTTGCTGGTGGAGCTCCAGTAAATGGTCTGAACAGTGACAAATGTTCGTTATCGGTGATCGATTCGACCTCATAAATACTGCCAGCTATGAACATGATATCGCCAGCTAGCGGTTTATTTCCGGCATCAACCCATAACGTACCAACGCCTACAACCTCTTTTGAGCCGTCGGTTACAGTTACCGTACCTCTTCGATACCAGCTACTACTCATTGTGCTCTACTCCAATTAATTAGCGTGGTTGGTTTTTGATATCAGCGCTCTTTTGTTGAACGATGCTATCTGCTTGGCTCTTGTCGCCTAGCATTGTTCTAAAGGCGTTTAATGCTGTGGTTGCACGAGCGGCGTTAGCGGTAAACTCCGCATCCTCACTAAATGCGCGGTAGACAAGCCACTCAATGATCGCGTTGTCGTACATCGGGTTTAGTTCGCATTTGGTTTCAGAGTCGTAATCGCTTTCAGTTATTGGCGTAGGCACTTTTGCAAATACGCACTCAATGGTTGTTCCAGAAACAACCGGAGGATACATATAGAACGTGGTTGGATTTCGGTCATCGTAAAGCCATGCCTTGGCCGCGCTAGCAAGAGGCTCTGAACGCCATTCAGGGCGATAATCATCAAGCATCTTCAAATCCACATTGCCAGAAATGGCCGCGCCGCCTTTGTTTCGCAGAACATCAACAACAAAACGGGCACCTACTGGAATTGTCTGAGTTGAACCCTCAACACAAACAAAGTCCTCATTGGCCGTTAACGCATCAGATCGAATTGCTAGGATTGCTCGAACTGCCGAGTTGAACGCATCAACCCAAAACGCTTTATCCCAACGGATCATGTTTTTATCGACAACGAGACGAGCTGCCTCATCGATCAAGTGTTTGACCGGAGTGTTATTAGCAGACATACACACCTCTAGTAGAAATTGTGCTTACGCACTTTGTTTTTGAATGAATTGAAGTTGTCTTTGCTTAGTCGGTAAGCGCGGCGATAACCCTCGATAAATTCACGCTCGTACATCAACGCGAGATCAGGGTTAAACCAATTTGTGCCAACCTGTAGTCGGAGTCGGTAAGCAGCGCCAGCCGCTAGAGCCTCGCCGTAGTTTTCAACTAGGTATGAATTAAGGTTGTTCTCATCGAAATTTAGCTTTGGTTTTAGTACCGCCGTAACGGTCACCGCATCAAAGTCATTCGTGAATGTGAACTCATTGGTTACAGGATCAAAAACGTAGTCGTCATTGACGTAAAGCGGAGAACCGCAATTACTCACTACGCTGTCAATTTTTAGAATTGCTGAATCGGTAGGAATGCCAGCAACCGGAATTTGCACACCAGACACAACGGCGGTCAATTTGACCTTTGTTTTTATGAACTCTGATTTCTCGCAAAACTCGCGGTAAGAGTCGCGCAAGGCGTCATCCATCATGATATCGACAACGCCAGCGCAACGCTGGCGCACTAACCGATATAAATCAGATAGTGCGCTCATCATTAAGCCTCTGGAATACCGTGTTTAGCGTGTAGCTTGTCACGCACTGCCATGCGTAGAGCTGACGCATGTGTTTCGCCTTCTGGAACTTCCAACGCTAGCGGATCAATTGGAAGCTCTTCTGCTAGGATAACGGTTTCAAGTTTCGCCTTGGTGTATTTGGAAATGTTGACGACTTCACCATCAACCATAACGAGCCAAGTGTTTGCTTTCTCTTCTTCAGCTTTTAGTTGCGCCGCTCGTTCCGCTAGTTGCTGGCGCTTTTGCTCTTCAGCTTGTAGGCTCTCGATTAGAGACTGAGCACTTTCAGGAGTAGCAAAACAAGATTTGATTTGCAGTAATCGGTGCGCCACTTGTTCCGGTACGCTGGTTGGTTCGCCGCGGTTAAAGTAGTAGTCACGGCCAAGCGTGTTTACTTTTTTAATTGGCTTTTCACCGATCCAAACAATTTTCTTTTCTGCTGTCATAGTCAATACCCTTATGTGTATTCGATGTGTTGAGCTGCGGCCATTGCCACGGAACATATAAAAAAGGCCAGCCAATTATCTGACTGGCCTGTTTTTCAACAGAGTGGACTATCTTAGATAGTGCCGACTGAAGTGGTGTAAATCGCTAGACGGATCTTGTCTTCCGTAACTGCGGCACCTGCGAACGTTAGAACAAGACACTTATCTTTTTCAGCAACATCTTCTGACGGGAAGTATCCAGCCGCATCAGACGACAACGCACCTTTCGGAACTTCCGTGGCCGTACCGATCACATCTTCTAGCTTGGTGCCAACTTGAGGCTCGTGAATACCATCACCTAACAAGGCTTCGTTCAGAGTAGCCTTAGCAGTTAAGCTTGCTACTGCTTCGCCTTTGGTAAGGATCTTCACTTCCACCAGCTTCACGCCAGCCTCAAGGCTTGCTGCGATAACCGAGTCACCATCAGCAAGTGCCGGAACTTCAGCGAACATCACTGAAAGGTTACCGTGAGTACCGTTATAGACGTTTTGCTTAACGGCTGGTGATACTTTAACTGCCATTGCAATTCTCCTTTGATTCCGATGAATAAAGGCTGGCTAGATAGCCAGCCAGTAACTTATTACTTAGATAAACCGCCAACGGCTGTATCTAGCACCATTACGCCGTAGTCATTGATTCGGCCATTCTTCTCTTGGAAGCGAACTTTCTTAACGCCGCTCATCCAAGCGATAGACGTTTCACGACCGTTGCCGTGGTCAACCTTTTCGGTGTGCATAGAGAACTGAGCACCGCTTGAAGATTTACCGTAAGCCACTGCTAGCGCTTGGCCGCCAAGTAGGATTGCGCGGTCAATTACTGTTTTTGCTTCAACTTCAGTTTCAGTACCGTTGCCGCTTGCTGCGCCAACTTTCACTTTAGAGCCAGCATTGAAACGTACTGGTTTACGGTATTGACGAACCAAGATGTTACGCCACATTAGGCGGTCACCTTGGAATAGTGGATGCTTAAAGCCTTGCGAACGGTTAACCGCATTCGCGATTAGCTCTTGCACTTTGCCAGCACCTTGAACGTCAGCCCATAGGTCGGCCCATTGGCGCGGAGTAACAAATAGAACGTAGAAAGGCGATTCGCCGTAAAGCTCATCTGCTTCGAAGCGGATAGGCTTGATTGGATGTGCCATTTCTTCTAGGTAAAGCGCAATTTCATCGATCTTCGCTAGGGTTAGCGTGTCGGCTGCCACGATTTCCGCAACACCTGTTGCGTCACCACCGAAGAAGTGACGATCCGCTGTAGGAGCGGTAACAGGGTTAACCATGATTTCACCAAACATTGGATGATCCGCAGTTGGAACAATCATATCGGAAGGCATGAAGTCACCACGCGCACCAGCTACGTGATACGTTGCGATTTCATCTTGCAGATCGTTGAAGTAGTTACCAAGCATTGTACGAGCTACTTGAAGTAGGTTTTGCTTGGTGCGTTGTTGAGCCATCTTACCGCCTGAATCGACGTTATGACGACCTTGGTTAATGACTAATTCAAACTCAACTTTTGATAGAGACTCGCCACGACCTCCGATTTTTTTATCGCCCATCGTTGGCATACCGCCCAAGTTGTGGAACAAATCCATTTCAACTGTGTCACCAGCCTGTTTTGTAAGGTCGGTGATCATTACAACTGGCGCACCAGCTTCAGTTTGAGTTTTGTTTCGGTTGCGGTCTGCTGGCACTGCCTTTGGAGCTTTACCAGTTAGCATGTTTACAAAAGTGTTTTGGCGGCGCGTATGAGTAAACAGCGCGGCACCAAACGCTTTAGCAGCTTGAGCTTTAGTGATAGTAGTCATTATGAAATCCTCGACTAATCTAGAGCTATCACCGCTTGAGCTAGGAACTCTTCAACCTTCTCTGGCGACATATTGGCAAGTGATTGCTCAAGCGCTAGTGCGTCTTGATTCAACAATGCCTGATTAGCTGCCGCCGTAGTGTCCAGTGAAGAACCACCTAGACTAGACGGTGAATTAGGTACAACGGTTTGTTTTTCTGCCGTTTGTTGAGGTTGCTGCTGGCCTTGCTCGGCTTGTTTCTGTGCCTTTTCAGCATCAATTGACGCTTGAACCGGATCACAGAAAGCGGCCTTCACTCGGCGTTGCACTTCTGCAAAGCGTTCTTTTAGTGGCATGGCTTGGAACGCTGGATCATTCTTGAGCTTGTTGTCGATAACTAGGGCCATATCCCAACGGTCACGGTCACTCGATTCCCAAGTGCGAAGTTCTGTTAGTTCGTCAGCGTTTAGCGCGTTAGTAACTTCGTTAACTCCGTCATTGGCTTCTTGTTGAGTGGTCGCAGCCTTACTTTGAAAACGCTTAACTAGCGCCGTTAGTAAATTTGCTGCCGTTTCTGGCAACTCATCACGCAGCGCATTGAGTGCATTTTCATCGTTCAGCAATTCTTCAGGTAGCTTTTCAGGCGTAATGCCAGCTTCTTCTAATTGCTTGGTGTATAGCTGTAGTTTTTCCTTGGCGGTTGTAGCTTCACTTAACTGTTGCTCTAGCTCCTGCATACGGCTTGACGCTTCGCTCGCCTGATTGCGAGCCTTTTCTAGAACTGCATAAGGAATCGTATGTTTACCGTCCTTACTTGCTACCGCTGCATTGTCTGGATCAACTTCAATGTAGAGCTTGCCGTCAATCTCTCGAACCCCAATGCTATCTTTGGCCGCATTCGTTTTAGGCTCTTGGCCCTGTTCTGATTTATCTAGGTTGGCGTCACCTTTTGGCTGAGTAGTGTCAATAACACTTGGTAGTGCCTCATCTTCCTCGCCTACGCCCATTTCGTTATCAGTCGAATGGTTGTCTTGGTCATTTTCACCGCTGAGAACGCCCAAATCGTCATCTAGGTCAATTTCATCTAGCAGTGCGTCAATGTCTTCGACGTTGCCAGTTAATAGTGCTTGGTCAAGTTCTATAGTCATAATCCCCTCATGTGCGCTTATCGCTGCGCTTGCGTTTGGTTTGTGCTTATCGCCGCACTTGCGAACAAGAAAGCCAGCTAACGCAATCGCGCTAACTGGCTTTTTTATGTTCTCGTGTTGCGTTAGTTTTTCGCCGCACACTCAATTTGCTGATAAATGTACCACAAATTTACGAATGCAAACTAAAAATTAACGTTCGATGATTACCTAAGCGTAACGAGTCTCACCTGATTTAGTAAACAACAGGATTGCATTCTCTGGTGCATCTTCTGGTAAGTTGAACACATCCAAGTGCAACCAGCTCACACCCTCTTCCATTCTCGTTAGATAAGGGAATCGGTCTTTGTGTTTGATAATCAAATCACGCAACTCTTGAGCCGTGTAATGATTACTAATTAAATCAACAGCTTGCCCTCTGCTATGCGCAGAGAATGGAGTGAAATGTTTGTCACTCGCAAGTCGCAGACCTGAGTAACCACGAGATCCACCAGCTTTCCAGTTGTTACAGATAAGCGCCGCTTTCTTCGGATCGATTTCACTAAGCAGCGTTCGCAGCTCATCAATGGTGATCAGCAATCGAGCATCCATACCAAGCATGGCCTTTTCACCACGCGCCTGATAAGCAGCTTTGCTCACAAGTTCCCAAGTCTTAAACCATTTAGGACGATAGCTTCTTAGTCGTTTGTCATACATGGCTTTTCTCTCCAAACAATTACGTCTTATGCACTCATCTTTCTGTAAGCTTCTAGCTTGTAGATCTCTTCGAATGTGTTGTTAAAACTCACTTGTCGGCCAATCTGGTCACGCCAGTTTTCAGGGTCGATACAAGTTGCTGGTTTACCAACAACAACCTAGCTCTTCCATCATTTCTTGAATTTCAGTATTCGGCTTAAACTCGGCTGGTAATTTCATTTACTTACTTCCCCCACTTCATAAACTTCATTGGTTGCTTTGTACGACCTAAGCCCTGCATCATCGTTGAGCCTAGCCAAAACACGATAGCCGTTGAGAACGCGCCCATTACCTGACCTGCGATCATGATAATTAGTTGCTCGTATGATTTTGGAACCGTCCACCAAAACAATGAGCAAAACATACCTGACACCATGACACACAAGATCAGAGTTAACGCTGAAGGCATCCAGTGATCGCCGTGTGCGTCTCTCGCGTCTTGTGTGTCTGTTAGCTGCATAGATAACTGGTTAAGCGCCATTTCTTGCAACTTAACTGCGTGTTGATTCTGAAACTCAATAATCTTTGTTAGAGCTTCAGGGTTTTCTATCAGCTCTTTGATAACGGCGTCCGGTGTATCTTTGACACCAAGAACGCCAGCGATCAGAGTACCTATTGTTTTACCAGTGGCACCGCCAAGTAATGAACCAACCAAAGGGGCGGATTCGCCCACAATGTTTTTAACTTGTTCCCACACTTCTATTTACCTCTTACATTTAGATTTGAAGGTTTAGCAATTGCTGGTCGATGTTCGCTAATATTGCATTAACTGTGCTATCTGCTTGTGCTTTGACTTCTGCGACCTCCTGTAAAACTTTCGCAGTTTCGGCCTCAACCTTGTTGTCTTTAACGTCTTGGCTTTCTGCATCACGTTGTAGTTTGGCAATCTTGGCCTGTAGTTCTTCAACCTTGGCCGCGCCTAAAGCAACCTCGTTTTGTAGCTGCTGCATTTGAATTTCAGCCATTTCTTGCTGCTTGCGTTGTTCTTCCTGCATAGCTGCTTGTTCTTCTGGCGTCATATCTTCCGGCGCTTTTGGAATGTTTAGAGTTTGTCTGATACGGTTCAGGATCTCTTGCTTGTTAGGTACATCCATTAACTCGATAACCATATCTAGCGTTGCCATTTGAATTTGTGGTGGCAACTGAGCAACTAGCGCGGTTAGTTGTTGAGCCATTTGAGCGCGGAATGTAGCAGTTTGCTGGATTGGAGCTTGAGCAATATGACCTTTCCAACGCTTAACGTCGTTGGTCACTGTGCCGTCGTCATTGGTCACGTTTAGGTGAATGACTTTGCGCTTATGAGCGTCTTGCTTGTTGACCGTTACAGCGATATTGCTTTGCTTCGCTAGGTCTTCGATTAGGTAGGCCATCAACAGATCAGCCACTCGTGTTCTCGAATAGTGATAGTTGTCATTGATCTCTGCTAGCGTAGTCGCGCCTTGTTCTACTAGCGAGTTAATAGCAACTCCGCTGGTGGCTGAAGAGTCTTGGCCCAACATTGCATTGTAGATACCAGCAACGTCTTGGATTTGCTTCATCGAGTCCTGCATAACAGTAAACTGCTGACTCGCAATATTGAAATCTTGCTGAATCTGGATAGCTTCGCTTATTGATTTCTTGTTCTTGCGATCAGGGTTTAACTCAATGTAACCGTCTGCGCGTTCGACCTCTTCTAGCAAGTCCTCGCGGCTCATATTGGTTGCGTCTTGGTCTGCAATGACACGTTTAGCTTGTAGCAACCACGTAAGCTTCATACGACGATAGTTGATCTCATCTTGAGCACTAATCATTCGGCTTACAACGCCGTAAGGTTGGCCGGATTTATCCATTCGATAACCGAAGAACGGAACAATTGGAAAGTATCCGTTCGGTGCAACAGATTTACGATCAACAATTCTATGGATACCAACAAACCACGCTTCGCGTACTGCTGACCATGTAGCAATTCGTGGTTTAAATGTACCCATTTTTACGCCAACGGCTTGAGCGATATTATTTGGGTTGTATTCAACTGTTCGGCCATTCTTTAGGTCGATGACATAACCACGTCTAAATGTGCGGTAGTAGATCACCTGTAAGCAAATACGGCCACGCGCCTGATCTAACCATTCAGACGTATTTCGATCCCAACTCTCAAATTCATGGTAAGCAGCAAGCAAATCTTGGTCTTGCTCTTCGTAGCTTTCAAGGTTTGCAAAGTCTTCCCAATTATTCATTGCTTGGCGAATGATTTCGGCGTGTTCAGGGAAATGAGCAATAGCCTCGTCAACATCTACCCAACGTTTACGCAGCAACCATCGAGCATCAGACAAGTCAGCCTCTTGAGCGTTCCAGTCCCACCACATTTCCTGACGACGAACTGGCTTGATGTTGTAGCTACCGCCATAGAAAGGATCGTCATTTCTGGTAACTTCTACCCAACCAATACCAGCTTTGATTTGTGAAGCGTAAGCGTCGGCATTAGCGCGATCAGCTCGTGCAAGTCGCCACGCATCTTTAAACTTCTCCTGAAGCGCGTCGCGTAGCTCTTCGCCGTCATCATCATCGGCTGCAAGCACAAGATCAGTTCGTGTTCTTGCTTCCATACCTAAAACGGCGTCAATAGCTGGCGCTATTAGGTTATTGATAATGATCGGTTGTCCACGTTCTTCGTAGACTTGTTTTACTTCCGGCGCTAGTTGGTTGCCGTCGTAGTAATCACAACACTTTTGCGCTGGGTCGCGCCAGTTTGGTTGTGCTTCCACGTTTGAGACTAATCGGCGTAATTGAGCAAGGTTAAAGCCCTTGCCGTCATGCTCCGCATGGTCTTCATTCCAAGCCATAAATTCTCCCCTCACTTAGTACGCCAATCGCTTGATCGCTTGGTGCGTGGCTGTAACTTGGTCATGGTTCTAGGCATTCGAACAACCATTTCTAGCGCAATCGCATAGCTCATCACTTGGTCATCAAATGCGCCTTCAATTGCGTTCATGCTTCCTTTGGAGTCATAAACGTAGGTATTCAGCTCTGTAACTGTCCCGATCCATCGAATGCCCGACGTATTATTGCGCAATTGCTCATTTAAGTTTGAAATAATTATCGGCTTGGATTTACGAGTGGTAAGCCAGCCTAATCGCCCTGTTTCTTCGTCCTCATCTTCCTTGTCGTGGTGTTCTTCTTGGTAGATTCTGGATATTGGATAGATATCGCGTAGAACGTTTAAAACGGCGTGGCCGTGGTTGTTTCGTTCTGGCGCAGCGTAGGCCGCTCTACCGTTTTTACCTGCGTACATCTTGCCAATGATTGCGATAATCTTTGCAAACTGATCTGTGTCGATATGACCAAACCAATGAGCAACTTGATTGCCAGTTTCGTCCAGCACATCAATTGAACCTCTGTCCCCATGTTCCAGACCTTCCGCAACGTCAGCGCCAAGGGCGTAATCCTTTTCTGGATCAGGCAATTCCCAAATAAGCAAATAGCCCTGTAGTCCGTTCTGCATGTTCTCGCTTTTACCTTCACGGTTTACGCTATCTCGAACATCAAACATTGCTCCTGTCTCTGGATTAACGTCATAGACAAGCAACGGCTTGGAGCAAGCTGACTCCGCAGCCATACAGGAAGGAGCGCTAAATACACGACGGCCTGACGTTAAGAACGCCTCTTGTGGTGTACTTGGATACTCTTGTTTTGTGTACTCTTCGTAGTGGTTATAGGTTTCGACATACCACTGCTTTTGCTCATCCGTTAACGGTCTACCCAAGTGACGGATCACGAATGGCTCAATCGACTTAAAGTATTCAATAAAGTATTTGGATAGCTTCAATCCGCCTAATGGCAATGGTGAGTAATATCTAGGATGAGTGAACCAAGGAATGAATCTAAAGTGAAAGTCTTTAGCACCCAACTTCACTCCGCTATGTGCTCGTTCCTCGGCTTTCTTACACAACTCAAAAAAGAGTCCTGCCGCGCCTTCTGCCGTCGATTCAATAAAGAGTTTGCAACCTTCGTGAACAGTAGGCATCGAACCTGTTTGGATCTCTTTGGCCTTTTGTGGGTAACCTGCACAAATACGGCCCAACTCTGAAATATGTAGAAACTGCAACGTACCGGAACGGAATGACGTTGCAACACGGATTCGTGAACCATTGGAAAAACTGAGTCGGCCACCGTTAGCGCCACCCGCTCGTTGAACTACACGAATGCGAGAACGCAAGTAATTAGGCAAATTGTTATATGGAAAGACAACCTTTGTCTGGAAGATAGCGCCAGCACTTTCCAAATCCTGCGCGATAATACCTGCGGCATAGTTCTTATTGAATAAACACGAGTCCAGCGCGTACAAGTCGATAAAGGTACTAAAGCCCAACTGACGCGCTTTAAGAATCAATTCAAAGGTATGGGCTGTTTCAAAGAGATCTCTCTGAGCGTCACGCATTCGAAACGTGACAACGCGACCTTTATCATTCTCTATCTTGTAAAGGTTGTTTAAGCGCCATTCCTTACAGGTCATATAGTTCCTGAAGTAACGGCGCTTCTCTGGCCGTGAAAGCGCTTTGAATTGCTGATCGGTAAGCGCTGGCATAACTAGGTTTATGCCACGGCCATTAATAGAATCCTTATACGGCTGAATACCATCATTCATCATCGTTCAACACTCCACCTTTATCTTTGAAGCGCTGAATGATTTCATCGTCATCCAAATCTTGAACTTCATCTAGCAACATACCTAGATCATCATCGTCGCCTAGACCTTCACGTTGTTTCTGGTCGAGATCATGACGAGCAAGCGCAGCTTGAGCCTTAGCCTTGTCAGTATTCGCTTCGGCCAACGCAATGCCTTTGCGTTTAAGGTTGGTATCAACTTCGACTTGTGTGGTTTGAGCGATAACCTTGCTTATTGCTCGATTGGTTAATCGACGGTTCGCCATTTGGCCCTCTAAATACTCAAGCTTTCCGGTGTGGTGGCAAACCATGCCAAAACTCGACTCGATTCGTTTCTCAAGTCGGTCAATAAACTCCTGCTCTAGTTCTGTAGGTTTATCGCCACGTTCTTCCAGCTCTTTGAGGAAGTCAGCTAATTCATCTTTGTATTGCGTGTAGCACTCAAGCGCCTGAAGAGCGGCAAGCTTATGCACTTCTAACTTAAATTCGTCATCGACTTGATGAGAGTATTTAACTAGGTTGCCAAATGCTTTAGTCATCAAGCCATGCACGAAAGCGTTGCTATTTCCCTTTGGAGCGCCAGCGCCAGCTCGACGGCCACCGTGTCCATTTTTGGCACTTGATTGATTCGCGGTTTTCTTGCGTTTGATTTTGGTTTTGGGCGGTGTGATCCCTTTGGGTTGTAATTTTTCGCCCTGAACTTCTTCGTTGTTCGCGTTCTGTTCGCTTGGTTTGTTCTCTTTTCTCTGTAACAGTTTGTTATTTAAGTATTTTCTTGCTGTGGAGTAGACTAAACCATTGCGAACACAAAACGTCTTAACGTCAACGCCAGTTTCTTCGTATTCGCTAAGGTATTGTTTTTTAATGCGTTCCCAATTAATTCTCGCCACTTCTCTAACTCCGAGTGTTCAATTGCGTCAACATACTATCACCGTTCAGTGTTCATTGTTTTCGTTCGATGATCAAAGGCGCGTTCTAACCAGCCTCTAAGCTGGCCTAAGTTGTCCGATGCAATCTCAATAACAATCCAGCCTAAAAGCTGCGCTTCGTTCATCTTCTCTCTGTCGTTTGCAAAGCCAACGCCGCGAGTGTGACGCCCATTTGAATGAGTACCGCCGTGAACCTCCAAGGCAATCTTTAAGTCGGGCCAAGCGTAATCCATTCGCCATTTGCGAGTCGGATGAAATAGAACTTCAGTTTGATATGGTGGCAAGCCGATAAGGTTGCGCTGAACACGCGCATGTAGCTTCTGGTAAGCCTTGCTAATGTCCCTTTGCTGTTTGGTCGGTGTTTTGGCTTGGCTTTCGATAAAAGCCTTTCCTAAGTGTCTGACGGGGATATAAACGGCCATATCTATTCTCACCTGTGAACTTTATGACACGAATGATAACAAAAAAGCCAGCATTAAAGCTGGCTTGTTTATTTTAAATATATGTTCGAGGATTATTTTTTATCTTTAAATACACATCGTTTACGAGCGATGAATACACCCATAAAAAGAATGGCAAAGTATTCCACGGCTATTAAGATGCAATTGAACATTTCTTGAGTCATTGCTTCAGCGTTCATGCTAACAACCTCCCGAACAAATAATTACTCTACATCTACATGGTTCATGTGGAACTCAATCAGATATTCCTCATCTTCTTGGTAGAACTGCAAAGAGTAGTCTGAGCGTTCGATACATTTGAATTTGCTGTTCTCTTCCATATCCGGCGCGTAAAAGTCGTATTTCTTGTTTAGGAATGCTTTCACTCTTTCTTTGCTAGAGAAGTAATTAGTATGCGTTGATAGCGGTTCACCTCGCTTAGTAGAAACGCGCACCACTTCATAGATAGTAATGCCTTGGCGGTATTCTGGACGCTCACACTCAAACACTTCTAGGCGGTTTTGCTTCCAAGCAAGGGCTTTAATTGCGTTACCCTTAACGGCTTCCAATGCTTCACGCGCTTCGTTCTCTGAATCCCAAGAACCACACCAGCAGTAAACAATGTCTAAGCAATCTTGTTGGATTGGTGACGCTTCGTTGTAGAAATTACAAACGGCCTTTGCAGTTGCCTCAACGCCAGATTTAGAAAGATTCATTAGTAGATTGCCTGTTTGCGCCACCAGCTCTTTAAGATCAGCAATAGCAGCAGTAGCAAGTTTGATTTGTTTTTCTTTTAAGTTGGTCATTTTGGTCATCCTCGTGTCGAAAGGTGCAATTTTGTTTGCATGTAAAATATAGCCCCACCATTTCCGATTGTAAACAAAAAGACACGAACAAAAACAAAACATTTTTGAGGATGACCAAAAAAGGCCGCTATTGCGACCTTTAGGCATAAAAAAACCGCCTCGAAAGGCGGCTTTTAATCATCAGTTTTATAAGAACCGGATGCAGTAATCCACTAGTGTTTTCTGCAAATCTTGCTTGTCACTAACCAGTACTAGAGCGTAAACCTTATCGGCCTCTTCATCATGTTGATAGATTATTTTAAATCCATCAAATGCGAATTGACGAAAGTGATACACGCCAAGCTGGGTTAGTTCATAACAAGCCGGATACATGACCGGATTATCCATAACGTTCTTCTCGAACGTATCAATTAGAGTCTTGATTCTCTCTACGACTAGTGGAGTCTCAGCCCACTGTGATAAGTAATCAATACGCTCATCAGTCGTATTACCAAATGTTTCAGTATAAATAACTTCGGTCATTTAAATTTAGCCTTATTTACGAGCGGCTAATCTCTCCTTAAATGAACTCGATGACATCGTGCGACCTTGAGCTACGTCTTTGCTACTGATAGTAACAAGCTTCATCAAAGCAATTGCTTGGTCGCGCTTTAGTCGTTCTTCGTACGATTCAACCACATAAATCGGCTTACCGTTTTGTGTGATCGTCATCGCTTCATCTAGTGGGAGATCGGCTGCGTTTTTCTTTAAATAGCTTACCGTCTCAGTTCGCATGATTTCATCCTATTTTGCTATTATTATTTTTATTGTTATTACTCTATTACTGTTACTCTATTGTTATTTCTATTGTTATTTCTATTGTTAAAACTTATCTGACAACCTAACTGTTCAGGATTTAGCTCACTTACAGAACTAACTATACACCAAAAACTAGAAAAGTCCAAATTTAAACTAAATTTAGACCACTCACCAAAACTCAAAAAACAACCAACCGCACAGGAAACACATCTAAGAAGAAGTTAAGTCAAAATCTTCACGGGGATAACTCCAAAATCAACTCATGTCTCACAAAACATCTTTGCCCATTGGCGAATCATTCACTTCCACTAACCTATTGATCATCAGCTAAACCGCGGAAAAAGCTGTACTATAGGCAAATTGCTTTGAATATGCTCACATTTGATGCGTACCTAGTGGCACATTGTCACCATGTTATGTAGTGTCTATTACATCGAATATTTCTCTTTAGTGATAATATGAAAGTTATAAATCCAACAGATGCAGATCTTCTAACATATGGAGAGCGGTACACTTTAGATCAAAAATTGAAAAAACTGTTGAATGACGAGGACTGCTATGTGTATGTGCAGCCAAACATTAACAGTTTGCGACCAGACTTTGTAATCATAGGAAAGAACTTCGGCGTACTTGTTATTGAAGTTAAAGACTGGAGTGAAGAGTTCATACTCTCGTCAAACCAAAAAGTTGTAACTTGTACGAATGGGCACTTTAAAAATCCAGTCGCTCAAATTGAAACTTATGAAAGCATTATCTTAAGCAAGCTCAACGGCGTATTCGATTTTATAGATGATGCCGGTGATCTAAAGGTCAACGTTCGAAAGCTTATTCTTTATACAAACTTAGAAAGTGACTATCTAGCGTCAAAGCCACAGCTTACCAGTAAATCTGTTACTATCCTCGATCGAAAAAAGCTAAGAACGTTAAGCCTAGATGAGTTAGTTACAGATCGTTCAAACAACTTAAGCGATGCTGAAATTGTTGCTATCAGAAGTGTATTATTCCCTGAAATTGTAATCCCTGCAGATAGTCCAAATCTTGATGAGCTGGTTGAGATCAAAAATCTAAAGGCTTTAGACTTCGAGCAAGAAGAATTTGCAAAAAAAGTTCCCAACGGTCACTACATGGTGTCTGGTATCCCAGGAAGTGGCAAGACCGTAATTCTTTTGTCAAGAGCTTTACATTTAGCTCAGCGATACGAAACCTATTCCATATTGATTCTTACTTACACTAAAGCGCTTGCAAACAAACTTAAGCATCAGCTTACGGTAAAAGCTGCTGATATGCATATCCCGGATAATGTGAAGAGCCGAATCGAAATTAAACATTTTCACAAATTGTGTTATGACATTATTGGGTTTAACAAGCGTCTTGCTACTCAGACTGGTGATAAATATTACAATGAGTTATGGCCTCAAGAAGCAATTAATGGGCTCAAAGGTAAAATAGGATCATACGATGCAGTATTGGTAGATGAATACCAAGACTTCCATGTTGATTGGTTCGAACTATGCAAACAAATTTGCAAGAAAAATGAAGATGGACGTGAAAACTTATTCTTTGCTGGAGATCGTTTACAACGAATCTACGAGACAACATGGAGTAGCTACAAAGAAATAGGAATAAATATACAAGGTAGAAGTAAGTTACTTAAAACACCATACCGAACAAATCAAAACCACTTAGATTTTGCATTAAAATTTCTATCAAACGACGAAGTGTTGGCAAAAGATATTGACAATTTTTATGAAATTGAAAACTTAAACAATTTCACAAATAAGTTCAATTCTATCGATATAATTGAAGGTAATGCTATATCTATTTCCAAATATGTAGAAGAACTTGTCAGTAGACTAGATATTCTTCCTGAAGAAATACTTATACTTTGCCATACAAATTACGAATGTGAAGAAATGCTAAGATCCTTACCTACGAATATAAATATGAAATTTGAAAGTGGAAAAGAACCAAGTAAAGGTAAAGGACTAATTACTACCTACCATTCATCCAAAGGATTAGAGGCTAAATACTGTATTTTATACAAAGTAGACAAATTTGAAGTTCTGCGAAACAATAGAACACTAATGTACGTTGGTATGACAAGAGCATCTGAAAAGCTAATCGTTAACTACGAGCGTGAAAAAAATTTCGCTTCGGAAGTTTTACACCTTTTGTATTAAATCCATATAAACATATAGAATTTTATTCTATTAAGCCAGCAGCAAAGTTGCTGGCTTTATTATTAACAACTACCACTTTTTTCTTATCTGAAAGAGCATTAATTTCCACGATAAGTTGAGTATGCATAAGGACTTAGCAATAGAGGGATGTGATAATCGAAGCTTTCAATATTTTCATTCGCTTGTTCCTTTTTGTGGATAAAAAAGAGTTCGGTATTAGTTGACCAAAAATCTTACCTTTTCATTTCAAAAAATTTAGTTAGTTTCAGAGCATTTCTCCCATCAACATTTTAAAAGCTCCGCTGAAAACCAGTCATCGATTAGATTTCACTTTTCATTGGAGTCTGCAATTATTTCTTGTAACGACAAAGAAAGCTTGCTCTCGATATCTTTAACAATAACTTGTAGATTGCTAGAAAGCCGTGATCGAATGATGCACATAAGAATCTGCTTATCTTTTTTGTACCAAGTGTAAAGCGTATTACGGCCTCGCCCCGACTCGTCCTCAAGGTCGGCAACTGTTAAACCAAACTGCTTTAAATACTCCGCTAGATCGTATCCCATAGGCTCACACCGTCTTTAGATGCTCATTACACTCTTTAATAACGTCCACCAGCTTCTCTATCGTTAAAGAGCTGGCCGAACGCCCCTCAAATTCAGCAAATAACTCATGCAATACCATGCACTTTGTTTGCTGCTTTAGAAACTTTGCTTCGTCTAGCATTCGGGTAAGGCGCTTAATTGCCTCTGCCTTGCGAATAACTAACTGAACCGCGCTTAACTTAGGCGCACTCAAATAACCGATCACGGCACCTAAATCGCGCTCTAATTGCTTAATCTCACTCACGCTCATCGGTTTTTGCCTCTTCTTCGATATATTCCGAAACAGTCTCGTTAAAGAACACCGTGAAATCCGCACGAAAATCACTAGGAACGTCGCAACCAAGCTCCATAACGTATTCGCAAGCTTCCGAGAACTTAGGGCAATCTGGATACATCAGAATGATTTTAGCCAGTTCAAAACACGTAATTTCTGCGTTTTTTTGACTGACGGCATGATTAACAAGCGATTGCCAAGCAATGTGATTCATCACTGAGTAATTGCAAAACTGCGGCTTAGTTTGAATGGCCGCTTTAACTAGAGTCGGCAACGTTCCGGTGCGCTCTGCAATTACGTTCGCCAGAATGGTTTTCATTGAGTCGCAATTTAAGTCAAACCATAGGGCGTCAAGCTCCGCTTGGTCGCTGTAGGCTAGTTGGACGTAAGCGCTTGCAAATTCTGGATTATCAAAACCAAGTACGTCTTGAAAAACAATGGTCGCTGCGTCAATGGTATTCACTACTTTCTCCTTAGCTGTCTTGCTTACTAACTTCGCCTAGTTCGGCCTCTTCCGGTGTAACTGCGTCGATAACAGTTATCTGGCCGGACTCTTCAAGCAACTTACTGAGTCGGGCCACTTCTTCTTGTAGTTCTTTGATTTGGCTTTCTTGTTGCTTGGTTCGGAGTAAGTAGTAATTCGAGTTAGCGATACCAAAAGAAATGTTTTCCATAACGATGTTCGATACATCCTCATGGTCATGTAGAAGAGCCAAGGCTTTAGCCGCTGCTAAGGAACAAAGCTCACTAACGCTAACAGGTTGCAGCGTGTTGGCTTCCATCTGTTTAAGTAGTGATCTTGATTTCGAAAGAATCCCCTCTGCTAGTAGCTGTTCTTGCGTTGACAGTACAATCTCGCGTGTCATAGCTGGATATTTCCTCGTTGTTCTCGTAGATAGTGACAGACTTGTACGAACCGACTAGCTTGGCTAGCCGGATCATAAACTCATCAAGGTTTAAGCGTTTCGCATCAGTGAATACGATTTGACGGGCTTGAAGTAATTCGGATCTTTTCTGCTCCGTCGTCTTTTGATTCGTCGCTTTCATTGTGGTGTTCAGAATCCTTGCATTGGCAATCTTCACAATCGCACTCTGTAAGTTTCACGCTGCTCAAATCCACACCTGCCATCTTTGCAAGAGCAATAGCTGTTACCTTTGGAAGAAGTTGAGGCATAAGCTCTTTGATCACCTCGTTCAAAGCACAACCGATGTGATCAGCGAGATTATTGTTAACCGTAGGAAACTGTTCGTGTTTAATGCCTAGACCTACTCTTTCATCATCCTGAATCTCTGGATTAATGGTTAAGGCGATTTTAAAACCGTCCCTTTGCACAAACTCTTCAAGAAAGTTCATTAGTTCTGGTCGTGTTTTGCTGTTTAGCACTTTTTGGTCGGTCATTTGTTCATACCTATTTGTTGAATTAGCCACAAAGGGCTTAGAAGAAAGCCGCTCGTCATAAGCAGCGTTCCAATCAAAAAAATTATGGTCGATGTCTTACTTGTTAACTTTCGATTCATGGAATCATAGAACGACAACACCGAAATCATAAAAAGAGCGTGACCAACAGAGAAGATCACGAATCCAAACAAAACAACAATCAAGCCTATTTTCCCCTGTGTTTTGTCTGGTAATACCTTGCGTCACTTTGTGTTGCGCCATTGTGCCATAGCAATAATTTCTTTTGTTGGCGCTAGCTGGTGGCAGCCAAATGGGATTTTGTTTTGTCGCATTATCTCGATGACTTTAGGAACTAAGTGGATACTTAGCCCTACTACTCGGTAATGCTCAATCTGTGGAATTGCTCGGCCTAGCTCGAACGCTAGGTACTCAACTGCATCTTGCTCTGAGCAATGTCTATGGATAGAAAGGAGACGAATAGCTGCGTTAAATCCTATTGCCGCGATTTCATCTCTCGGTGAAATTTTGTTTTTGGTCATGTCAGTCATACCTTGCAATATTCATTGAACAAAAATAATTGTATCCGTTCGATGATTATACAAACAAACCTAAATATTGGAATTTATGTTTTCAAAAATGTTGCGTTGCTTCGCGTCCTCTCGCACCAACTCTTCAAAGCTCCATATTCCGGTAAGCTCTCCAATCTGATCGAGCGCTTCTAGTGGCAATTTAGACCACGCATATTCCACCAGCTCTAAATCTGTACCAACCTTGTTGAAGAATAACTGCTTGCGACTACCTAGCGGATCGTGTCGTACTGGTTCGCCTTCTGGTATTGGGTTGCCGCCAGTTGCGCCTCGATGGTGAACGGGACAAAGGCCATAACCAAAAAAGTGAGCTAGTGGCTTAACCGCACCTTTCTCACTCGAATGATGAAACTCAACGTATTCCAACGGTTCAGGCCAATCATTCGGGTGACCAAGCTTATCGCAAGCTATACAACCACAACGTTGAATCACGGCCTGTCCATAGATCTGTTCTGCCTTTGTCGGTTTGCGACCTTTCATTGCTCTTCTCCTGTTTTCTAGGCACAAAAAAAGCGCTGCATTCACTGAATGCAACGCTCTAACTCAAAAGCGATACTCTAAAGCGTCACTGTTAACGCCTCGGCTTGTTCTTTTAGATCTTCAATCATGGCTCTTGGATAGGAACCAAGCTCCTGAATGTTGATAGGCAGTAACGTATCTGCGTCAACTCCTAAGTGATCGGCTATAGCGGCCATTATTTTCTTAGTTGAGTAAGGCTTCATTCTCTGGCTCAAAGCAACTTGCTGATAGCCAGCTTGCGCAAACACGCCTTTTTTGTAGTAGTGATAAGTGATCAGGTAGTAGGTTAATACTTGGTTCGGATTACTCATCTAATGCGTTCCCCTAAATAACTGCTAATGTCTCTTGGTATTTTTTGAATAGTTCTAACACTCGCCCTTTGGCCGCAAATCGCCCTAACTGTCCACCAGCAAACCATAATCCGGTATCTGATAGTGAGAGAAGTTGAATTTCTTTCTTGAGCGCGGCTTTAAAGTCCTCAATGAGCACCATCTTAGTGAGAACGGGGAACGTCCCACTATTCACTGTGATTGGTCTAGTTGGAACGTCATAAGCTTCCACTAGCTCTTTAGCCTTTTGATTGGATAGCCCGTAGTGAATACCCAAACCGGAAACAATCGCATATCCAGCCGGAATAAAATTGCGCTCTAACTCGTCAATTCGTCGATGAGCGTCGTTGGCCGTTTCAATGGCCTGTTTGGTCTGCTTCTCCTGTTCAACTAGAGCCTTTGCTTGCTCAAGTAACCATTCCGCGCTTGTTCGCGGCTGTTCGGTCAATGAATAGGAGCCATGCTTTCGAATGTTTGGTAACACTTCGTGAGTGATCCAACGCTGAAACGGCTTACCCTTTGGCGCTTGGCTGGAAAGAATCAAGTCATACATACCAGCCTCGTTTATTACCGTAAGTCGTTGATTTAACTCTAACGTCGAGCAGCTCGACGTTGGAAATTCGGCCATTAATTGCTTTAGCGGCTTCTTATCTTGTTCTGAAACATACCGATTAACCGCATCACGAGCGTTCACAAGGCCAAGCATTGCGCCGACCTCGTTCCCGATAAACCAAGGATCGTTATCCATATCAATGATGACGGTCAGATCCCCAAAAATAGGTTTGTTGAATTTGGTTATGTTCATCAACGTAATTCCTTAAAACATGGTTCTTTTGGTCATACCCTGCTTACACACGAACACGCACTATTGGCTTAACTTCAGTCATGCAATGAATATCAATAGAGTCGCCTTGCGGCGGCTCATAACACACGACTTTGAAATCATTCGGATCTACTGGCTTTTTAGGTCTAATGAATTGGCTATATCTCTTCCCGTTAAGCTTGAAATCGTACTGATAAGGCAAGTCTCGTAATTTCATGCCTACCTCACCAATTTGAGTGATTTCAATCTCGCAACGATTACGCCAGCTAGAAAGTAAATCATCACCGTAAATTCGATGCCGAACTTAGCCAGCATGTAGATCGCTAGTGCGCCGTGTATCGCTACTAGAACGGTTTCACTAAAACGCATAACTCACCTAGAAACGAAAACGATGCTTGATTTGTTGAATGTTGTGGAACACTGGCAAGTGAAGCTTCTTTGCGTAAGCAACTTCAGCGAATGCGCCAACGCTAGTTTTCCAGTTCGGCAAGCAATAAATCGCGTCAACTTCACGAATCATTGCCATTGCTATATCCATGTACCCTTGTTCGCTTAATCCTTCTGGCAACATCAGTGTGTGAACGGGAACGTGACCGATGCACTGAATCTTTAGGGCTGCGCGTTTAAATTGCGCTTCGCTATCAGGCACATCGGTAACGCCACCAGCGATATAAATCTTCATCCCTTAATGCTCTCCATTTCGCGTCTAAGGGCGTTGATTTTTAGCTCAATACGCTCAATTTCTTCGGTACTGGATTCTTTAGTGATTTGATGTTGCAGCTCCGAAATCTCGCGTGGGATCTCTCCTACTCGCCATAGATAAAAATCAAGCTTTTCGATTTTCTTATGTCGGATAGCTTCTAGCTGGTCTTTGTCTACGAGCTGGTAGATCTGCGCTAGCATGATTTCAACGTCAGCAATTTCTTCCATCACTTCAGTGATCGAGCCTTTGCCTTGTCGAAAGTGGTGGTACAGGGCAACGGCCAATTCATTTAGCTCTGAAATGGCTTGTTCAACTTGGCGTCTGCGCCCCATTGTTAACAATACTTGGCAAGCTTTTTGGTCTGGTAATTTGGTCATTGATTGTTACCTTGCGTTTTGTTTCGAAAACAAATATATGATCGAAATTTACGTTTGTAAATTTAACAGGCCGAAAATTTAGATTCTTCTTTTGCGCGGTGAAGAGCCTCTAAAGCAACATCAAACGCTTCAATTTCCATTCGCCCGTATGAGTTACACGTATTGCCGATCATGCTAGCCATGCCAGCTAGTGTTTTTAAGTCCTGTTCTAAGTTCTCACTCAATACTTTGAAGTCTCTTTGCTTCGCTAGCTTGTGAAGGCGAGATACGCTCAAGAATGCGTTGCTGGTAGCTTCTAGGTAATTCACTAGCGCTTTAGCAAACTCCTGATCCATTGCTGGCACATCGTTGTTGATTGCGATTTCTTCAAAGCCGTACTCGTGCATTTTGGCGATCAAAATCTTCATTTGCTGCTTGATATCGTTCATCGTTTCATGGCCCTTAGTTGGTCAATTCGATCAGAAAACTCGTGTCGTTCTCCTGAACGTCGATACTCTTCTCGAACCTTGTCACTTACCGAAACTCGACTGTGTACTGGTAGCGCTTTTAGCTCATCCTCTGCAAGTCTCAAGCGGCCAGCTCGTTCTTTAGCGTCTGCATCCCGTAGATACTTGATGAAAAGTTCTAACTCTCCACCAGCTCTAGCTCGTTTCAAATCCCAATCACAATTTTGTGCTACCCATTTCTCGGCTCTCCCCATTGGCGCACGATTCAAAAATCGGTCATAGGCTTCGCGGTATTCCGCTTCGGTTCGCTGGTTAATCTGAGTCATCAACTCACCAAGCGATGGAGGGAAACGGTTGCCGTTGGATAGTCGGTCAAAGCAGATCGCTAGTATCCGGTTAAGTTGCAAATCATTCAGGGTCGAAAGGAAGTTTCCCCATGCCGTAGTAATCACTGCGCCATTCATCGTTACCCATGTCTTGCCGTACATTTCCGTTAGCGTGTCCCATAGGGCTGTTAGCTTGGGATTCAATCCATTGGCGCTGTTGTTGTACTCGTGCAAATTTGATTGCTGGCGATTGGTTTGGGTAAATCCGCAACCATTCAGGGAAGATTGACTGATCGGCATTCTCGCCATAACCGATTCCATTGATTTCAAATTTCTGTCCATTGTCGATACCTCTTAGATTCGTGTCGTTAAGCAATTCATCTGTCCAGCGTTCGTACTTGATGTAACGTTCTGGATGTAAGCGTTCAAAACCTTGTTGCTGCGCTGCATTGCGTCGCTTTACGTCTTCAGCGAGCATTCGTGCAAACTCGTAAGGCTCGGCCTTTAGGCGCTTGATAGCTCGCTTAAACTCATTGAATGCTTGAATCTTCCCAACCTTTCTCATTCCGGCAGTCCAGAAAATTGCAAACGCATCAGAAAGCAATTGGTCTGAATCGTCAGATTCGGACGAAGTATTTAGATCAGTATTTAGTTTAAGATCAGTATTTAGTAGTGTCGTATTAGCCGGATCTGGCTTTTCCGTAATACGGCTTTCACGGATTAGGCTTTTTGGATAGTCACTCACTTCATACCAAGTTGAACCGTCAGCCTCTTTGTGGCGAAGGCAAAAGCCACGCTCAATAAGCTCTTTTAGTATTACGTAAACACCATCACGCCCCGTTTTCTTCATGGTTCCGGTGGTTACTTTCTCTAAGTGGGACACTTTAACTTCCCAATCATCAGGTTTTGACAACAAGTAACTAAGCAATCCCATAGCTTGAAAACTCAAACAATGGTCTGCATAAACCTCGTTGCAAATCATGGTGAAGTTGCGACTTGCACGTTTACGCTTGATCGTTGCGTTCTTATTTGGTTGTGCCATATAATTACCTCGTCACAGCACTAACATTTGGTGCAAACTTAAAGACCGCCGCCTCACACGGCGGTTTTTTTTTCTTAAAATT